ACTTTCCCCGTCTCCCGTTATGTTTGTAGCTATACCGCTTTGCATAGGGCTTACACATCAAAAGCTATAAACCCCTGTTTTTAATGACTATTACAGAATTAGCCAATATTACAGGATTTTGCCGCCAAGCTATAAAAACTAGGGTAGTACGGTTTGAATTGGGCAAAAACTGGCGCCCTAAAGATTTATTAGATTTAAAGCCTTTAGATGACGCGCATAAAAGCAAAAAAAGCCTAGAAGAAGCTAGAACAGAATTAGCAATAGAAGACACCAGGCTAAAAAGATTGGCAGCCGAAAAGCTAGAAGGTCAATTAGCTGACGTTGCAGAAATTGAAGAAGTGACTAACGAGCTATTTGAAAGCATAGCCGCAGTTATTAAATCATCAGAATTAAGCGACGAAAAAAAAGAAGACATTTTTACAGCTATACAAGATTTAGGAAAAACCTGGAGGGTTAGCAAATGAGTTTAGCCGGTTTAGATAATTACATAGCTAGTAATAAAAAAACTATAGAAAAGGTTTTTAATTTTAAACCTTCATTAACAGCAAGCCAATGGGCTGCCAAAATTAGAAGAATGGACGGGGGCCGCCGTTATCATTTTAACTTTGCGCCGTACCAGCGCGAAATGATTGAAACACCTTTTAAAAAAGATGTACAAATGACGGTTTTCCAAATGGCTAGCCGGTTAGGTAAAACTGAAACGGTAATGAATTTAATTGGCCATTCTATAGATGAACAGCCCAGGCGCATTTTAGTTTTATACCCTACAACTAGCCAGGCGGAAAAATGGTCTAAAGAAACATTAGAAAAAGAATTGTTTGAAAGTACCCCTAATTTGCAATGGTTGGTTAGAGGTGGGCGCCGCAATTCAAACAACACTATTTTACACAAGTTATTTCCAGGTGGTTTAATTAACATATTTGGAGGCAATGCACCTGGAGAAATGCGACGGGCTAAAGGAAACCTTTTATTTGCTGATGAGGTAGACAGCTTGCAAACAAGCAACACCGACGAAGGTGACCAGCTAGAAATATTTTGGATGCGTGGCAGCGAATATGCTGACGCCGTACGAATTGCGGCAAGTTATCCAAGTGTTGAGGGGCAAAGCAGAATAGCGGCTCTAATGGAAAAAAGCGATTTTAGAAAATGGTTCACTCCATGCCCAAAGTGTAGCGAATACATTGTAATGGAGCGCGGCCACGTAAAGCACCCAAAAGACAAACCAGAAAAAGCTGTTGTTGAATGCCCAGAATGCGCCAAAACATTTAACGACAAGCAACGCCGGGAAAGTGTTAAACAAGGGGAATGGCGAGCTACGCGCAAATTTAACGGGGTTGCTGGGTTTTGGGCTAATGGTATGATTTCGCCGCACCCAAAACAAAAAGGTTTTAAAAGTCATTTGCATTGGGTTGCAGACCAAACGCTAAAAATTGACACCGCTGACAATCCAGAACGCGCCAAGCACGTATTTACAAACACATTTGATGCGTTGCCATATAAGCCAGAAGTGATTGAAGCACCAAGCGCCCATATACTTTTAGAGCGCCGCGAAGATTACAAACCATACCACAAGTTACCAGAAGAAGTTTTAATTTTAACGGCTGGCGTTGACATACAAAAAAGATGGATAGAGGCCGCAGTATGGGGCTGGGGCGAAGGTAAACAAAGCTGGTTACTTGAACATAAAAAGATTAGCGGCGCACCTGACGACCCAGGAACATGGAACGCGCTAGAAAGTTTTTTAGCCAGTTGCAGATACAAGCACCCGTTAGGCGTTGAATTAGCTTTATTTGAACCTGGCAGCCGCGTATTTGTAGATTCGGGCCATTGGTCTAACCATGTATTGCCCTGGACGTTTTCAAAGCAAAGCATGGGCGTTTACGCCTGTCATGGTTTGCCGTCGATTAATGCGCCAATATTGGGCAAGCCTAGAATAGCAGCAAACCCAAAAGCAAGGGTGTACCCATTAGGCGTTAACCAGGCAAAAGATATAATTTACTCACGGCTGGCCCTAGACTGGCCAGAAGGGGGCGACCAGTTCCCGGCTGGGTTTGTTCATTTTAATGATGTTGCCACGGTTGATTTTATGGAGGGGTTAACCTGTGAGTATGGAAAACACGAAATATACAGGGGCGAAATATTTACTAGGTATATTTGCCCTAGTGGAAAACGTAACGAACCATTAGACACGTATGTTTATGCTTTAGCGGCTGCCATAGACATTAACCCTAATTTTGAACGCATTAGGGAAAACATGAGCAAGAAAGGCGGCAAGCCTGTAAATAAAGAAAAGAAAGCAGCACCACCCAGGCCAATACAAAAAAGGCGGCGAGTTAGAAAAAACTTTATTGGAGGGTTTAAAACTTAAATGGCTTTTAGTAATTTTCTGGCAACGCTAGAAGACGAATTAACGCCAGAACAGCGGTTGCATTTAAATATTTTAATACAAGCTCGAGAAGATTGGGCAACGGCTAGAGCATTAGAATACATTGACGCTAATGGTTATGTAGACCCGACAGCATTTAGGTACAAAGGTAGAGGGTTTAAACTTGTTGGTGGTTTTAGTATTCCAATGACGCCAAAAGATTTGCACGATTTGGCGAAATATTGGCGCAGTAAAGTGCCGTTAATATCTATAAATTATTTAGATATTCCTGATATGGAGCCACAAGATTTTTTAAATAAATTAAATGAAAGTGTAAAAACGCGAGAAAGTAAGCCCTCTAAAATGCCATTAGATACATTATGAAAAAAGCAACAATAGACATGGACGCAACAGCTACCATTAGGCGCAGCCCAGAAGCGCGGCCTGGTACATTGACGACATACACAGCATTAAGGGAATTGGCAACTGAAGCCGGTGGCTGTGATTTTACAACTAAAGCCAATGAAATTAGTAAACGGTCTTTATTGTCAGACAGTGCAACAACAACAGCATTAAACTTTTTAGAGCGGCGGCGATTAATTGACCGATATAAAACGCCAGGGGGTATTAGAGTAAGATTATTAAAAGTAGCTAGAAGCTAACTACGTTTTTTAATTTTTTTTAACCTAGCTAATACGCCTTCTTGTGTGACATCAAAAGGCTCAACAGTGCCATGTTCCCAATTCCACAGAACGCGTTGCGAAATTGGTTTGTTGTCATTTTCAAAAACAGAAGCTAGTTCTGGCTGTGTGAGTCCTAGGCGCTCACGTTCTTTTTTTAGTTTTTCTGCAAAGGTCATAAATTTTTAATTATTTGTTAAGCTGTGCGCGTTTAAGCGCAGCAGCGTAAAAAGGTGATGTTTCAAAAAGGTTAATTTTAGAAGTTTCAAAATAATCTGTATTAACTTCTGTATTGTTAACAGCGTCAGCAAATATTGCCTTTAGGTTTGCTGTTAAATCTTTAGCGTAAATGGTTACACAATTACGGCCGTCAGTTCTGCCGTTAATGCTGTAAAATACACGAGCTTTTTTTGTGCCGTTTGTTACGTTGTGTTTATTAAAAGTAATTTTGTTTTGCATATCTATAGAGTAGCAGAAAGTGCGAGTAATGCAAATAAAAAAGATGCAGAAAGTGCGATTTTTTTTTAAGGTTAAAAAACCCTTGTTTTATTGACCTATTCCCAATGATTTAAATGATTAAATTCTTTAGGTGGCTGACACTTCACCTAAATCTGAAATTTTCGCTGGCGATAGCTTAACCTGGACTAGTTCATTTCCTGACTATCTAGCTAATGCGTCATGGGTTGCAAATATAACTTTTCAAAAGCCAGGCGAAACACCTTTAAACATTACAGCAACGGCAAGCGGTGAAAATCACAGTTTTGTCGCAACGGCTGAACAAACAGCATTATTACAAGCTGGCACATGGACCTGGGGCATTAGGGTTACTAAAACAACAACGGCCAAGGTGGTACAAATTGGCGAAATGCTTGTAAGACCTAACCCGGCAGCCGTTGAAGAAGAAACACACAACGAAAAGTGTTTAAGATTGTTGCAAGCAGCAATAGAAAATCGGCTCGTAGATGTACAAGAAAGCATTTCTATACTTGGCCAGGACATTACCAAAGTGCCAGCGGCACAATTAGACATAATGCTAAACCGTTATCAAATAAGAGTTAACCAAGAGCGCCGCGAGTTTAACAGATTAACAACAGGCAACAGAAGACGCCGCAGTAGAATTTACTTAACAGGATAATGGCAAAATATTTCTTTGACTCAAAAAGTGGCAAAATGAAATTAAGAAGTTCTTTTAAGGAACGTTCTTATAGTGCTGTTATTAATAACCAATTTCAAGAAGGTTGGACAGCACCACTAACAAACGCACATAGTGAATTAAGGGGCGGCGCCCAAAGGTTAAGAAATATGGCGCGTGACCTTGAAAGGTCTAACAGTTACGCTACCAGGTTTTTAAATGAATGGACGACTAACATAATTGGCACGGGTTTTACTTTTCAGTCGTTAGCCTTAAACCGCCAGGGACGCGAAGACATCCAGGCAAGGCAAATAATAGAAGACGCCTGGAACGATTGGAAGAAAGCAAGAAACTGCACAGCTTCGGGTGATATGCCCTACAATGAATTTAAGGCATTGAGTGAACGAGCTTGTGCCAGGGATGGCGGCGTACTAATTCAAAAAATAAAAGGGTACGAAGGCAATGGCTATAATTTTGCATTAAACATTTTAGAAATTGACCGACTAGACCATGATTATAACACCAAAGACAACGGCGACGGTAACCGCGTTGTTATGGGTAAAGAGATAGACCAGTACGGCAAGGCTGTGGCCTACCATTTACTTGGTGACCATCCTGGCGACACTTACACAAGAACAGGCAAAAAACGCACTAGAGTACCAGCAGACCAAATTATACACAGGTATTACAGAAAAAGACCGGAAAGCGTACACGGGGAAAGTTTAATGGTTTGCGCTATAACGGGGTTAAGGCATTTAGAAAAGTATGAAGAAGCCGAGCAAATAGCCGCTAGAATTTCGGCAAGCTCAACGGTGGCTATAGAGCGCGATTTATCAACGCCCTATCATGGTGACGAATACAGCGACCAAGAATTAACACCTGGCGGCAAATGGGAATTAGAGCCAGGCGAAAAAGCAACGTTATTAAACCCAACGCACCCTAATAGTAATTATGACGGGTTTAGAGGTGGTGTATTAAAAGGCGTAGCTAGTGGCCTGTTAATGTCATACCCAACACTAGCCCAAGATTTTGGCGGTGTTAGCTATTCAAGTTTGCGAGAAAGTAAACTAAACATAAAAGCACTAACTCAAGTTTACAGGCAGCTAAATATAGAAAACGAAGAAGAGCATATTTTTCGCGCCTGGTTAGGCACAGCATTAAGAACAAGAGTAATTAATTTACCGGCTGTTAATTTTGAAAACTTTGCCAGGGGTAACTTTACAGGAAAGGGCCACGAATGGGTTGACCCATTAAAAGATGTTAACGGCCTAGAAAAAGAATTAAGTTTAGGCGCCACAAGTTTAAGCCGCGCAGTAAAGGAAAGGCTAGGCGTTAGCCTCGATGTTATTATAGCAGAAAGAAAACGCGACATTGAGGCATTTGAAAAGGCTGGGTTGCCTGTACCAGAAGCGCTTAGAAATGTTGACCTATTCCCAACACCAGAAAATGAGATTGTAGTAGATAATGAGTGAACAAACAGGCTATAGAACGTTTAGAGTAGATGCTGGAAGCCGTGAATATGGAGGCATTCCACGAGGCATTTTAACAACAGAACAGCCTGTAGAAATGTTTGACTGGTCTAGAGGTGATTACGTGCCAGAAGTGCTTTTAATGTCAGGTATGAAATTAAGAGGTAAAAGCATTAAACTTTTAGACACTCATAACACAGACAGCGTAAAGGATGTTTTAGGCACATTTACGAACATACAAATACACGAAGCTGGTAAAAGAGATGTGCCCTATAATTTTGCAGACGGGCAAATAGAAATTAGCAAAGCTGAACCAGAAGTAGAAACAAAAGTAGTTGAAGGACATATTAATGAAATGTCTGTTGGTTATAGATATAGCGACGAAAAGACCGAGTATTTAGAAGAAGACGAAACAAAGGTTATAAACGGGCAAAAGTTTACAGGGCCACTAAATATTAGAACAGAATGGTATGCCCAAGAAGCTAGCCTGGTGCCATTAGGTGCAGACGACCAGGCGCAAATTAGAGGCTTTAACAATTTTGCAGAAGCCAGAAAAAAGATTTCACGCAATGACGAAAGCGAACCAAGCAACGAGGACAGTTTGACCACTGACCAAGTACCAGCCCATGACACGGCAGAAGCAGAAGTTAGCCCAGAAATAGCGGAGAAAACCCAAAATAAACAAAACAACATTAAACCATTAGATAACGTGGAAAATAACGAAAATAATAATGGCGAAAAGTTGCAAGCTGAAGCAATCCAGAAAGGTGTAAAAGCCGGTCAGGAAGCATTCGACAAAAGAGCAGACGCCATCTTAGCCTTAGGCGAAGAAGTTGGCGACGCGAATTGGGGGCTTTCCCAGCTTCGCAGCGGCAAAAGTGTCGAGGAAGTACAGCGCGCAGCAATCGCAAAATTGAAGGAAGCCAACGCTAATGTTGGTTATAAACAAGAAGAAGAAGTTGGTCTTTCCAAAAAGGAAAAGAAAAGATATTCTCTTAGTGGTGCATTATTGGCACTAGCTGAAGGACGCAAGCCAGAAGGTTTGGAAGGTGAAGTTTCAGATTTCATTAGTGAAAGATGTGACCGCCGCCCAGACGGGTTTTTCGTAGCGCCAGAAGCTCTTAGAGGAGATTCACAGCGTAACTTAGTAGCTGGAACAGCTACAGACGGGGACGAATTAGTAGAAAACGAATTAAGAAGCGGCGAGTTTATCGACGTTCTTAGGCCTAACATGGTTTCAGCCCAGGCTGGAATTCGTATTCTAAACGGCCTAGTTGGTGACGTTGTTATTCCTAGGAAAACAGCAGCTTCAGAAGCATCATTTAAAACTGAGGTTGCAACCTTTACAGAGAGCGAACCACAGTTTGACACTATCACATTGTCACCTAATCACTTAGGTTGCTTTACTGATGTGTCTAAGCAGTTGCTTCATCAGGGTTTACCTGACGTTGATGCATTAATTCGTGACGACCTTAACCAAGCTATTGCCGTAGGTCTTGATAAAGCAGTGTTCCAGGGAAGTGGCTCTGGCGAGCCTCAAGGAATTGACGGCGCTACAGGCGTAACTACTTCAACAATTAGTTCAGCAGCGGCACCAGCTAAAGCTGAAATCTTCGAGTTTATTGAAGATGTTGACACTGGTAACGCATTAGGTGGTGCTTTGAGTTGGGTAACTACCCCAGCACTTGCGTCATATTTGAAGCAAACACAAATAGACTCATCAACTGGTAAATATTACTGGGATATGGCAAGCGACACCATACTAGGTTACCGCGCTTACAGCACTTCTCAGGCCGCATCAAATGATATATTCTTTGGAAACTTTAACGATTATATTCTTGGAGTGTTCGACGGTATAGACATCGTTGCGGATATTTACACAGGTGCTAAAACCAGAACAGTTACATACGTTGTTAACGTAATGGCTGACGGCGACGTTAGACGCGGCGCTTCATTCTGTACTAACGCCTAATTAAATATTGTTAGTAATGCCCTGGTAGGGTCAAACCTACCAGGGTTAACACATTAAAAAACATGCCAAGCATTAGAAACAAGCCACCAGAAAAAACTATTGAGGTTGAAATTATAAAAGGTTGCATAGCCAACGGCGAAAGAACGCCCGTCGGTGCTGTAATTATGGTTTCACCATCAGAAGCTAATATTTTACTAGGTTCAAGTCTTGCTGTACCAGCAAAGAAAAAGCCAAAGAAAAAAGCAGCTAAAGCTAAACCTGTTGTTGACGCACAGCGCTAAAAGTGACTGGTACACTGTTAGAACATTTAGTAAAAACTCAGTTTGATTTTGCGCTAAGAAATGGCGCAGCAGATTTTACTATTAACGGCAAAACAGTAAAAGCGCTTTTAGTTGAAGCGCCAGTTACAGAAAGCAGTTCAAGACGAGGCCGCCAACGTGGTACAAGACGCGCCATTGTTGGAGTGTTAAAAAAAGATATTGGCATTTTACCAGTACCAGGCACACCAACAAAATTAGACGACTGGCAATGCGTTGTTAGCGAAGAAGGCATAGAAGAAGAGCCGTTTGCTTTACGTATATTTTTAAGAAGCCCTTAATATATGGCTGTTATTTCATCACCTAGCACGTTAGAAAGTTTTGCGGAAAGCCGTTTAAAAACTTTGCTAGAAGCACAATTAACAAAAATACCTGACGTAAATATATTGTGTGGACATTTAACTGATGACGAAACAATAGACCAAGAAGCGCCAGTTATTGTTATAACTGTAATTAGAGAAAGTGAAGATATACCTGGTACAGGTTGGTGGGCGTGTGATGTTGAAGTTGAACTTGACCCAAGAGATTTAACTGACACCGACATAGAAAGCACCTGGCTAGAATTAGAAACAGCATTAGGTGACGGAGGCGGAGACATTGAAACACAAATAACTAACGGGCGTTTAAAATGTATGCCTAAAAGTTTGTTTTATGATCAGGCGCAAGATTATGACCCAGCAGACGGTGAACGTATGCGCTATTTTAGGTTTAGTTGCTCGCTGGGTTTAACAAGCTCGTGACCTATTCCCAAACAATAAAAATTTTATCTTAAATTATGCCAGCACCCAGTTACGTAGACGGCGCCGCCGGAATGACTAAAGGCGTCGCAAATGACGAAGTAGGAATTAAAGTCAGTTCTGTAGATACAGATATAGCTGACCCAAAAGAATATTCATTTGATAAACACGGCGGCCACGACGGTTTTTGTCATGGGTATAACCCTAGTATAACCCTGAGCATTACAGGAGAAGTTGCTACAACAACAAGTTCTAACCCAATTTATGAAGCTGCTTTTGGTGCTGCTTTTAGTTTTGCTAACAAAGACAATGCTATTTTAGTAGACAGTGACGGCAACGGAAGCGCTGACAAATATGCAGGAATAGCAACAACTGGCGGATTTTATCCAGAAACAATTTCATTTAATGAAACTAGGGATGGTTTTAAAACAATGTCTATTACAGCCATTAGCCACCCAGCTATAACATAATAATTAAAACCGCCTACGGGCCAGATTGCGTTGAACGAAGCTGAACAGTTAGCACTGTTAAAAGCTGGTCAGTACATGACCAGTAACACCGACTTAGCCGCTGCTCTTATGGCGTCAGGTGTTTCACCTATTGAAAACAGCCCTGTTTCAAATACCTATAGCAAAGAAAAACCTTATACGCCTGGCAAGCCTGGTAATGTCTTATATCATTTAAAAGTTAGCTCTGACACTTTTAAAAATAAATCCAATACGCCAATTAGTGCGGAAAAATTAGCCTCTGGTTTTAATTCTACTGACGCCAATGAAGTGTTAGACGAATTAATAGAAAAAATACAAGACCAAGATTTAAAAGATAAAATTAAGGAACAATTACCTTTAGCAATAATGAGCCACCACCGTGCAGCTTTTGGCAACCGTTCAATAATTCGTAAATGGTGGCGCAATGTACAGCCGTGGGTTTATATCCAGCGCGGAAACAAAAAGTTTTTATTACCAAGAACAGCAAAAAACACAGCAAAGAAATGGGGGCTAACCAATGAGTAACGCATTTAATACTAACCAGGCAGCGATAGCTGTAATTAATCCTGATGATGCTTTTGAAGACAGTGCTAGCTATGAATGGAAAGGGCGCCCGTTATATTTTGGGTTAAGGCATTATTACGCTGTTATGAGCATTGGCAGCATGGCGAACATTTCAGACATAGAACGCATATTTTTAGTGTTGTGGATTGCTAGCCATAACGAAATAGAAATTAAAAAAATTAGAAAACTGTGGCGCACTGACCAAGATAAAATTTACGATGCTATTGAAGAAGTGCCATTTACTTTTGACGTACACACTGAAAAAGACACCGCACAATTAACAAAATTAATTAACAGCATTTGGGACGACATTGAAGCAAGCCGTGACCAAATTGACACAGAAGAAGAAAAAGAAAATGACGCAGCGCCGGAAAAGTAGGGGCCGCGTCTTTATATGTGGCTAGCTTGGCGCGTGTTTTACCAGGTCACAGCATAGATTATTATTTAGGCGTTATACCTTACGCGCAAGGTTTACAGCTTCAAAGCATAGACCTGGCACGGCAGGGCGTAAAATTTGAAGGCATAACGCAACCTGGTGGGGATTTTGCAGAGGTTGCAGGGTTTTAAAATCTATTCCCAAACAAAAAAAACACTATTTTTACCTGTGGCTATAAAAACAAGTAACGTAAAACAATGGAGCAAAGCAATGGGCGCCTGGATGAAGGCCAGCCGAGGCAAAAGCCATGCTGATTGTATAAACCATTTTGGTAAATGGTCATTGATTAATGCCATGAAAAAAACGCCAAAAGCTAAACTTGGTAAATTTCCATTTAACCAAACAGCAAACCCCGAAAAAGGCGGCAAAACATATAAACAAAAATTTTACTATGCAATGGCAGCAAGCGCTGGGGTAGCACCAGAAAACATTAAAAGCGTTGCCATAAAAATGTATAGAGCTAAACGGCGAAGTAGCGGCGCAATAAAAGCCGGCTTTATTAAACCGTTGCAAATGTTAGGAGGCATACCAAAAAGCCGCGCCTTTGCTGGTGGTAGTGCTAGCAAATCACGAGGCAGAAGAGCAAAAGATAAATCATTAAAGGCAATGTCTTTTAACAATGTAGAAGCCTCTGGAAGTGTTGCATATTTTCCAATGATGGCAGCAATGAAAGAAACAGCAGTGCGGCAACACACATGGGCAATAAACAGGCTACAAAAAGCCAACAATAAATTTTCATCTAAACGTTATTAATGCCAACTAAATCAAAATTAGAAACAGTTTTTACTGGTGACGACCGACCGTTTCAATCAGTTGCCAGGCGTGTAAGGGCAACAGGTGAAAGGTTAAACCGTGTAGGGCAACAATTTAGAGGCGCATTTTTAGCCATTGGTGGCGGTATGCTAGGCCGTTCTTTATTGGTTAACATTGACCGACTAGGAAAGTTAAGCACAAGATTTGATATTGCCGCAGAAACATTATTTAAATTAAAGCACGTTGCAGAAATTGGCGGCGCAGATTTAGAAACTTTAGCGAAAGGAATGAAGACGCTAAACAGCACAGCACACGAAGCGGCGGTTAATGGATTGGCTACATATAAAAGAGAATTTGAAGCGGTTAATATTAACGTTGATGAATTTAACAAGTTAAGCCACGAAGAAAGGTTAATTCGTTATGCCAATGCTTTAAATACAGCTAACGATAGGAATAAAGCATTTGCAGCCACAACTAAATTAATGGGCCGAGCAGGTGCAGAAATGTTTACAATATTAGAACAAGGTGGCGAAGTATTAGCCGCACAAATGGCAGAAGTAAACCCACCAAGTAATGAAGCTGTAGAAGCTATACAAGAATTAAACGACGCATTTACAAAATTTAAAAATAATATAATCGGGCCGGTGGCTGATGGGTTGCGTGTAATAATTGAAACTTTTCAAAAAGTTGGTTCTGTTGTAGCAGCGGCAGCCGTGGCAGTTGATAACTTTTTTAATCCAGATAAATACATGGGGGCTTCATTGGATGACATAATGATAGCAGCCGGGGAAGTATTTAATGAAATGGAGGAGGAAAAAAAGAGAAGAAAAAATAGTATAGATTTAAAACCAGAAATAGAAGAGCAAAAAGAAAAAGAAAAAGAATTAAAACGGTTTTCATCTAGCCAAATATTTCAACCGGCAATGGCTGGCGGTTTTTTTGGTCATGGTGCAGCAGCACAACCGGCAAAGTTTCCAGGTTTAACTGAATTGCAAAAAATGCAGGACGAACTAGCTGGGTTAAGAAGTGACATTAGAGAAAGTTTAAAATAATGCCTGAAGAAATTTATATAGGAAAAGCAAACCAATGGAAACAACAGCGCGGCACAAGGTTCGGCACTGAATCCAATGGTAAAGATTTTGTTGAGTTACGTTATAGAGGCCCATCTAAAACAGCCGCAAGCTGGCGCGAACAATGGACTAAAGGCACAGCTTGCCCAGAGCCAGGCTTTAGGCATTGCGGTTTAATACATCCGCCTACAGTAATTGAAGAAAGTGCCGCTTTTTCTAATGCTGTTTTAAGGTTTGAAGGTATTTTTGGAAATAGAGAAGAAAGCCAAGACCCAGAAATAAGGCACAGCACACAGGAGGCGCATTTATCACATTACCGAACAGGAGACGAAGACCCTACTGGAAGTTTATATTTATATCATCGTGTTATTGTTACAGCCACGTATATAAAAGAAACAAGGCCAACCAGCACAAGATTTGATAACGAATTAAATAAAGATGCTGACCCTAAACCGGTGGCAAACGTTGAAGGCTCACAGCTACCAGGGGCATTAAGCTACAACGAATTAAGACTAAACCAGCATTATATAGTAAAGCCCTGGCATACAATTCTAGAATGGTCAAAAATTGGTGATGTTTACAATGTTGTTGAAGAACATTCTAAATTTTTGCAAGACGTACCTGGCGCCGCTGATTAATGCACGAACCACCGCCAAAGTTAGAAAAAGGCTGGAAGCTCCACAAGGATGCTTACAATAATCTTTTAGATTATGTTGTTAAAACACGGCCTATTATTGCCCACGGTCATACCGAAACAAATAATGGAACAATGCCACCGCCGCAACCGGCGAAAACATTACATCAGTTTGCGCCTTTACTTGGTGGAGACCCTTTAAAATTGGCAATACATCCAGGTTATGTTTATGGGCCGTATGATGATGGCAATTCTGAAACCACACCTATGGTACAACAATGGCCGTATGAACCAAAAATTGGCACAACACTTTTAACCGCTACAGAAACGCCTACTTTATCATTATCTACAGGTTCAACTAATTACGTATATTTAAAACTAAAGTGGTTAAAGGCTGAACAAGATATTGGAGGCAGTCAGGTAACAGACGGCGGCAGTGTTTACGGATTTAGAGCAGATTATAATTTACAAGCTGTTGTTGACGGAGTCACTGGCACAGTTAGCGACGGCTCTGGTTATACAACTGGCATTCATGTAAAAGTAAAAAGGGTTATGTATTATTTAAGTGAATGCACTTTTGAAGTTAACCAAAATTCAACGCCTCCAACTGAAACGATTGGCACAAATATATTTACCTATATATTAGCCGGTCATATAACCCTAGACGTCAATGGAAGGCCAGCAGCAAGCGGTAACACTGAGCCAATAAGATGGTTTTTAAATGGGCCTGTTTTTGCTAATAAACCGCCTGATTATATAGGAACAACAGACCAGGACAGAACAGAACCAGTTGCACCAGTTGCGGCAAGTGGTGAAGTTATACCAGGGCATGCTTGACCTATTCCCATTAATTAAAAGGGGTAATTTAACAGTGTATGGTTCACACTGTTAGGTTTACGGGCGAAAATTATTTTACGAATTCACATAATAGTGGAAGCGGCATATATTTTAGAAGCACAGCCGCCGCCGACGTTCAAGACGTTAAAGTCTATGGTAAAACAACAAGCGGCAGCAATGCGGCTAATGTTATATTTTCACCATCAAGCGGCCAGGGCAAAATAGAACAATTAAGCGCTACAGCCTGGTCAGATGTTTATTTAATTAAAGCAGATAGCGCATTAGCTGGCATTGGATCACTGTTTAGCAATAACGGAACAGCAGCAACCGGCACTATACATATTTGTTCACAACCTTCTAACAACGACACTTTAGAAATTGGCTTAACAGGCTTTACAAAAACATTTCGTTTTAGAAGTGCTACAATACCAAACAATGGAGACGTTCACGTAGGCAGTAGTACAACACAAACAGCCGATAATTTAGCCAGTGCAATTAATGACAGTTCTACAGGCAGCCCGTCAGGAGGTGAAGCTACAAGCGGAGATACAGGCGGCTGGAAAAATACAGATGGGGCTAACCCTTATGTAACGGCTACAGCTAGCGGTGCAACTGTTACCTTAACAGACAAAATTAACGCTAATCGTCAATTAGCCTGGGTTACAACTGCAAGCAATACAGCAAGCCTAGGAGTTAGCGGCATTAGAGGAGGCATAGACGGCACTAAAATAGTCGACATACCGGCCACAGGTGTTTCAGCTAGTTTTGACTCTACAACAGGCGTTAATTTAGATAGTGAAGATTTAAGCACAACAAACGTAAGCGGTGCAATTTTAGGGGGTAGTGACTCAATGGCAGTTAGAGGCCGTTTTATAGTAGATATTAGAACAGAAGACCCTGGCGCCGCAGTATTAGCAAAAATACAAACAAGCAACGATAACACAAATTGGCGCGACGCAAGCAGCACTATAACAGATTTAAATTCTGACCAAGATCAGATAATTAACGGCGATGATTTATTTGCTGAATATGCGCGTCTTAATTTTACAAGCTGGAGCAGTTCAGCCGCTAAAAGTTTTAATATTAAATTTATTTCACAAGGTTAATGGCTCACAAATTTATAATAGACAACAGAAGCGGCCAACTCTATACAGATTTTTCTGGCCGTAGGGTAACAACAGCCGCCGAAATATTAAAAGCTGAAAGGGGTTTAAGCCCTACTTTACAAGTTCATGTCGTAAACGTAGCAACTGACACCAGGGCCGTAACAAATGAAACTATTTCTAACGCTAACGTTAGTTTAGTTATAGGTGAAGCTAGTGCTGTACCAGATAAAGGTTTATTAAAAGCTCAATGGAATGTTAGCGGTACACTTTACGAAAGCGCTAATTTAGATTTACAAAATTTAACTGCTGACTCATTAGCAACAGCTTTTAATAGTGCAGTTTATCCAGTTTATAATGCTGGTGGTTTAGATATTGCTGAAATTGGCAAAGGTAAATTTTTGCTTACAATGAAAAACACAGGGGCCGTTGACGGTACACCTGGATTAAATGTTGAAGCTATAGACCCACCGAGCGGCGTTGAAGTTACTACAGTCAGAACAGGAGACAGTGACACACGGGCGCAATACCTTCTTAGCCTGGCTAAACTGCCAGTTGCAAAAATTGCTAGTGGTTCTTGGTCTAGTGCAACAGATGGCAGTTTTACAGGTCTAAGCGCCAGCATTAGCCTAAACACAACGGCTATGCTGGCAGCAATTTCTAGAGAGCAACGAGAGTTTGAAATATCTATATTAAACGGCAACCAGGTTTTACACAGGTCTAGCGTTTTAATTAATGAAAGTTTAGACCCAACTGCAAGCGGCACTATTGTTATAACTTCACCAACACTATTTACACTTGGCAGCAATGCAATTTTACAAAGTGAAACTATAGCATTATCGGGTGGTTTAACCTATGACGGCACAACCTTAGCCGCTCCATTTTTGCCCTTGGCAGGTGGGACGATGACGGGTGATGCTTTGTTTGGTGATAATGTAAAAGCTAAATTTGGAACCGATTCAGATCTAGAATTATATTCTAATGATACTAACGTTTACCTTGACGCGAAAAAAGGGGATATGTATTTGCGAACCGTCAATGTAGGTGATGACATTTTCTTGCAATCGCTCGATGATATTTTTCTAAGACCTAATAATGGGACGGCAGGAATTTCAGTCAAAGCTGGCGGAGCCGTTGAGCTTTATTTTGACGGAAGCAAAAAAATAGAGAGCACAGATTTAGGCTGCACCATTTCGGGTAAGCTAATAGTTAACGGGGATATGGATGTCTCAGGCACGACCACAACCTTTAATTCAACAACCGTTACAGTTGACGATCCTATTTTTACAGTAGGCGGAGACACTGCGCCCGGCAGCGATGACAATAAAGACCGAGGGATTGAATTTAGGTATTATTCTGGATCTGCCAAGATTGGCTTTTTTGGTTATGATGACTCAGAAGATGCTTTTACTTTTCTTACAGACGCAACCAATAACAGCGAGGTATTTAGTGGGACGTTAGGAAGCATCAAAGTTGGAGGCGGCACTGTTACAGGTACCTTATACGTTGGCGATAGCATTGACCATTGGGGTGATGGTGGCACAGGTTTAAGTTTTCCGAGTAATGATGTTGTGGCTTTTAAAACAAGCGGCACCGAGGCGGCTAGGTTTGACTCAAGTGGTTTATTTAAATCTCTGGGTGATATAGAAAATTCAAAAGGCACTGAAAGCTCTATAAAAGCAAGTGAAACAACAAATGGTCATTTTCTACAATTATATCAGCAAGCAACAGACTCATATTTAATTGCAGGAAAAGCAAGCGGCACACCATCCCAAAATTTAAGATTTTACACAGGTGGCACCGAGGCGGCTAGGTTTGACTCAAATGGTAAATTTATTTTTGCATCAACAGCTTATGGAGCAAACACATCAGAAGATTATTTTAGAATTAAATTTGAAGACGTAGGAGGAACAGCAAACGACGTTGGCATTGGACAAAGTGCAAGCGGTTCAATGGATTTTAATATTAATCCTAGTGGTTCTTATATTTGGTCTAGAGGCACGTCAGGGGAAACAATGCGCCTCAACTCCACAGGCTTAGGCATTGGAGGGACGCCAAGCTATCCATTAGTTGTTAAATCAACAAGCGCATCCCATCAAGTTGTTGCTGTCAATCGTCCTGACAGTGATACGGCTGCATTATTTTTGGGAAACAACTCAGGGCTTAATGGAATAATTTCAGCTAACAATTCAGATTTACTTTTTGGTAAAGATTTTGGTAATACATTTTTCGAGGGTTTTAGATTAGACACAAATGGGAATTTAAGAGTTGGCAACGGTACAAATATTTTTCTATGGAGAGATAACAATAATAATTACCTAAATTATGCTAATTGGGTGGCAAGCACTGGCAGCGAGTTAACTGTTCAAAATAATGGATCTGGGGGCATACATCTAAAAGCAAACGGATCTAATGCAGATGTTGTGTTTTCAGCCAAAGACGGAACTACTCTTAACGAGTTAATGAGACTCGACGGCTCGGCTAGTTCTATCAATGTTCCTGATGATGTGCAATTAAATATTGGTTCTGGTATTGATTTAATTCACAATAGTTCAAATGGATTTTTCAAAAATACTGTTGGTGATCTTTTTGTTGAAAACACTGCAAGCGGAAAAGACACAATATTTAAAAATGATAATGACTCAGGCACAGCAACTGAACTTTTAAGACTCGACGGGTCGGCTAGTACGATTAAAGTCCCTGATGATATCAAATTGCAATTTGGTTCTTCAAATGATTTACAAATTTATCACACAACGTCCAATAATCAAAGTTGGATATATAACAGCACAGGACACTTAAAGCTAACTAATGCCGCTATTAATTCTGATATAGTTTTTTCATGCAAAGACGCAACAACTGTAAACGAGTTAATGCGCCTCGACGGCTCGGCTAGTTCCATCAACGTGCCTGATGATGTTAGCGTTAAAGTTGGATCAAGTGGTGATCTAACTCTTTACTCCAATAATGCTAACTTGCATTATGATCATTATAATTTAGACACTGTTTTTAGACATTTTGGAACAGACAAAGATTTTATTTGGTACACAACGACTGGCGGCACAACGTCGGAAATTATGCGCCTCGACGGGTCGACAAGTTTAGTTAAAATTCAAGGTGAGGGAAGCGGTGAGGTTTTTATTGGCACAGCAAATTTTGGATCTGGTAATTATACTGGAATAGGTTTGGCAGGAGAATTAAACGCAGCTACTTATCACTTGTTAAGTTCAACAAACGATAAAAATCTTTATCTAAACAGGACAAGCGGTGCAGATATGGTGTTTAACGAAGCTAACACTGCACAAATGCGATTAAAAGCAGGAGGGTATTTAGGAATTAACAATAATAGTCCAACTAATTTGTTATCTGTTGTTGGTAAAAGTGACGATCAAACCTCAGTTGTAAAAATAACAAGATCACACGCAAGCGCATCTAATGACACTTATACATTGGACGTTGATAGCTCTTCTCATACGTCAAACATGACCGCAGGAGGTGCGTTTAGTGTTAAAGTTAATTCTGGAAAGGCTTTTAAAATTAATGGCAATGGCGACATTTTCCAAAATTACATTAATTACACAGATGAAAGCAACTACGAGGCTTTGAAAATATCGGCTGCGTCTGATCATGTTCAATTTACAACTGAAACAGTCGGCACGTTTTCAAGCAATAACCGAAATTTTAAGTTTTATCAAAATGGTAGTACAAGGGCTGAAATTACCTCTAATGGAATAACTGCATATAGCACTTTTTACACTGCAAGCGGTGGAGCGTTTAGGGCTTACGGACACGATAACATAATATCAACAGGAGGAGGCAGTCATGACATTAGATTTGAACCCAATGACACCGAAGCGGTTAGAATATTTGCATCAACTTTAAGAATACATAGTGCAGAAGATAAATCTTGGACTGTTGGAGATACAGTTGCTTCCTTAGAATTTTTTAGTGCTGATCAAAGTGGGTCAGGACCAAACTCAGTTCGATCAGAAATAAATTTAGTAACTGAAAACACATTCGGATCTGCGCACAGTTTAAGTTTTGCAACTCGTGGAGATGCTTCAGGTTCACCAACAGAAAAAGCAAAAATTACATCAAGCGGAGATATGGAACTTGTGACTGACGGCAAAGGTTTAATTTTATCATCACCTGATGGCACTCGTTACAAGATAACAGTTGCAAACGGTGGCGCAGTTACATCAACGGCAATGTAATAACAATTTATGAAAGACCAACCAAACACAACACTAACAAACGAGCAGTTTAATTTATTAGCTGCGTTAATTGACACAGGAATAAAAGCCGCAGGCTTGCAAGCGGTAAGCAATGACTTGCCCGGAGCCGTGCAAGCATTTGCTCAATTAAAACCAGAACAACCAGAGCCAGAAAAAACAGAAGAATGAAATTTGAATACACCTTAACAGATGACGAACTGGCAGGGGTTAGCAAATCACTGGAGGCGCACAACAATGCAAAGCCTCAAGAGATTGACAACCCCGACCACGTACCAAGTCAAGGCAGTCCAACAATGCCAGACCCAGAAAACGAAGGTGAGGAAATTGCAAATCCTGACTTTGTTGAGGCAGTCGGTGAGCCAAAAATACCAAACCCTGACTTGATCGCTGACGAAGATGCTTATTTGAATTTTGTATTTTCTGAGTGCTTTAAGTCATACCAAAAACAGTTTGAACTTGATGGCTAAAGCAACCTGGTGGCAAAGACCAGGGCGGCGCCGACAACACCCAAAATTAAACATGAAAACACTTATAAAAAAATTGATTGAAAAGCATTTAGTGCAAGGCTGGGGAAAACGTCAGCTAATTAAACTAGGCGCTGTTGTCATTCCTTACATTGGAATTAGTCAACATGATTGGGACGGCGTTATAGCTACTTCTGTAGCTGGCGCCCTGGTATTAATAGAAATAATTTTTTCTAAAATGAACGCTAAGAGATTGGAAACTAAATAAATGAAAAACATAAAAGTAATTATTGGACTATTATTATTAACTGTTGCACCTAGCTGCACTATTTTAAAACCTGGCGGACCTGTAAGCGACCTAAACGCATTTGCTGGCGACCGTACTGTACTAGGCGCCGAAGTTGAGGTATTAGGCATTAAAAAAGTTGGTGCTGGTGTTTGGGTTAAAGACGTAGATTAAATGAGTAACAAAGCATTAGGGCTAATAAATTTTACGTGTATTTTTATACCTATGTTATTGGGCATAATGGAAGCACTGACCGGCAAGCCAATGGGTAACGGCCCATTAGTGGGCATTGTTGGCATATTTATGATTATATTCGGAATATGGGCTAGCATTAGGCTTATTAAAATTGATAGCTATTGATTTATGTTTAGGCGTTTACGTCGATTTATTCGCCGTTTGGTGAGTAGAAAAAAACAACAGCCGGTAAAACCTAGGCTGCGTTTTGTTGTAGACGCCAGGAGTAAAGAAGTATTAGCAACGTTAGACAAACGGGTACAACCAACGTTTACGCAGCTTGTTCAAATAGCCAAAGCAATGGGGCAAAAATATGGCGTAGAAGTAAAAGCTATTTCTGGACACCGTAGTTATTCAAAACAAGCTGAGTTATACGCTAAAGGGCGAACAAAGCCAGGCAGCATAGTTACGCATGCAAAGCCTGGCTATTCCTGACCCCGTAAGGGGTTTTATAAAAGCTAAACATAACTTTGGAACAGCTTTAGATTTTGGCTGTTTTGACAAAAAAACCGGCGAATATTTAGACGCTAAAGATGGTAAATTAGTAGCTAAGATTTACAGAGCCATATACAACGAGGCAGAACGGCAAGACCTTAGAATAACTTGGGGCGGTCTATGGCGCAGTTTTAAAGACACACCACATTTTGAATATATAACTGGCTTAACTATGGCCGAAATGCGCCAACGTAAAGAGGCCGGGTTGCCTGTTTTTGCATAAATGAATTTGCCAATATTAGAAGCTATTAGCGGAGTATTAGCAGCGGTTGCTGCTTACTACTCTATAAAAGCTAAAAAAGAAGCTGGCGAGGCTAACAAGGCGGTTAACCATACCGAGCCAGGGCAGCCCAGGCTGTACGACATTGCCTTAAATAACGCTACTAACCTGGCAACTATAAAAGAGAGGCAGCGCAATGTAGAAGCCAACGTCGACGATTTAAAAGAAGGCCAGGACAAACACGCAAAGACCCTAGCTAAACATTCCCAATTATTAAAAGCCCACGGTAAATATTTAGAAAGTTTAACCTCAGATAATGACTAAATGCGTTTTACCTTTATAGCTGTTTCAGACACTCACGGCGAATTAATTGACCTAGACTATCAGAAAAAAGTTTTACAATTTGTAAAAGACCATAAGCCAAAAAAACGTTTTCATTTAGGCGACTGGTTAGACCTTCGAGCTTGTCGAGTGGGTGCAAGCCAGGAAGATAAAGCTAGCAGCCTGGTAAATGACATAAAAAGCGGTTTAGGCTTTTTAAAAGCATACAGGCCACACGTTTTAATGAGTGGTAACCATGACCACCGTTTAAACGTCATTGCCCAATCTGATAGAGACAGCTTAGAAATTGATTACGCTAGGCAATTACAAAAGCAAATAGACAAAGAGCTAAAAGCATTAAAGACAAAAGTTTACCCTTATGACGTTAGGCGTGGTTGGCACGAGTTTGCGCCAGGGCGCTTAATTGGCCACGGTTATGCTAGTTCTATTTATGCCGCCAAGCAGCACAGTTTAAATTTTGGCAGCGTTATAGTTGGCCACGTACATAGTTTTGATTTTCACAGGCTTGATAATTTAGCCGGTGACGAAAGCTGGACAATAGGCTGTGGCTGTAAAATTGAACAAGAATATAACCGAACGCATAGGCGGCGATTAAAGCACCAAGTGGGCTTTGTTTATGGCGTGGCAGACGACAAAACAGGAGATTGGCAAATATGGCCAGTAAGAAGAACAAAAAACGGAATATGGCTAGACCCGACAAAAATAATTTAGAAGAAGTTGCTAAGAAATTTCAAAGCCTTATTAACGCGCCTAAACAGCACCCTAGGCCGCCTAATTCTATAAGTGCCACAGAATACGCAGAACGGTCAAATATACATTATAAAACAGCCGCCGACTATTTGCGGAAGTTATATAAAGACGGTTACGCTAGGCGTTACAAGTGGGGTAAAATGTTTGTTTACGTCTTAGAAGAAGATGCAGAAAATACCTAAACACGTTGAAATTATTGGGCATAAATACAGCGTTGTTATTTCTACAGAAATGTCAGAAGACGAATTAGGCCGTTGTGATTACAACAACCAAAAAATACTAATTAGCAAACACCAAGCTAGTGACACAATGCGCGACACTTTACTACATGAAATAATACACGCTGTACACTGGCTTATGGGGCTAGGGGATAACAGCACAGAAGAGGAATACACAGCTAGAACGGCAACGGGGCTTCGCAGCGTTATGCTACAAAACCCCGAAGTCGTTAATTATTTGTTGGGTCGTTAATTATTCAAAACTATTAGTTTCTGGGTTAAACCATTTAATAAAACTAATACCTACGCCGCGTTCAGCAGCTTTTAAAATATCTTTGTTTTGATAAATTGAGCAGTTAAAAGTAGTAATATTGTTTTTACATCTTGCTGAAAAAAATTCGTCAACAGTCCAATTACCTAAACCGTTTTCTTTTGGCTCATGTATAGCTAACACAGCATATTGACCATGTGTTAAAAGTTTTACTTTATAAAAGTTACCCCTAGCTCCAAATTCAATATTTCTTTTATTTTTTTCTAGCAATTCAGCAATTTTTTTTATTTTAGTTTTACTAAATTTGTAAGTTACTTTTTTAAGTTTTGGTTTTGGTTTTGTTTTTGTCATTTTGTTATTGTGTTGTGGGTGGTTAACACCCCGATTAAAAAAATTATCTTAAAAAACTTTTTTTGTAAGCTATAACACTGTCTAAAGTTTCAAGAGCGCTAGATAGTGTTTTATAAGTATTTTCATAAGCATTATCTACCCAACTGCCGCAACCAAACATAACCCAAATTTTATTACCCATATAATCATATAAAGCTCCATCACCATATTCATTTTTAGACTGTCTATAAATTCCCCATGTGTTTTCTGTTCTATGCATTGCTTTTTTTACAATGTGATAAATTTCACCATCTTTTTTTATAATATAATGGCCTTTTCTGTATTTAGTTTTATTTGTCATGCTGTTGTTGTGTTGTGGGGTGGTTAACACCCCGGTTAAAATTAAGCGGCTATGTATTCGCTATTAAAACGGTCATTAACATCTACATAATATGTACCAGCTTTACGGCGCCAGAATGAGCCAGGTACAGCCCTTTTAAATTCTTTTAAACGTTGTTTGTCATCCTGTGTAGTGAATTTTGCGTCACTTTTAAATATTACGCCGTCAACGTCGCACATAGCTAGAGCATTAGCTAAACCGCAATCAGACCATTCACAGGTAAAACCCTCTTCAAATTTTTGGTCAATCATGAAATGAACTCTGTAAAAAGTTTCTTCGTAGTTTTCACCGTTTCTAGCCGGTGCTACTTTTGCCTCAACAATTTGTAAAATTTTGTTGCCTTCTGTTACTACTAATTTGATTAGTCTTTTTTTCATATACATTGTTTTGCTCATGTTTATATACTCGCACATTCTGCGAGTTATGTAAAGGGCAAAAGTACATTTTTTTTATTTTTTTTTAATGGTCTGTTTTTACTAGGAAAAAAGGGGTTTTACTGCCAACATACGCGCCAACAATATTAAATTCGTAATGTTCTATGGCTTCTTCCCTGGTTAAATCTGAATTTTTTTGAATTAATTCAATGGTTTTTTCTTCATCATAACAAGCTACCGGCTGAGTGCCACAGCGGTAAACATAACCTATTAAGGCGTCTTCTAAACCATCAGCAAAAAGCATTTTATTTTTATCAATCATTTAAATCTAGCTAGCCACTCCTGGGCTAAATATTGCGCGTAATCTTTTGCTGATTGTAAACCCTCAGTTAAATCGTAATGCGCGTTGTTACGATAAAATGAACAAACAAAACCTTCAGCAATGTCTTGCCCGTGCGCGTGTTTAAAATCTTCTACAGCAAATTTAAATTCATCCCTAGGTAAACCACGCTGGTTATACGCTAAAGCAAAAGCCGCATCTATAGAACAAGCTATATTTAAATCTTCCATGCCGTCATATTTAAATTTTTACCCTGGTTAATTTTATGAACAGCCCTTTCAAATTTAAGCCGCGTTCTTCCACATTCTTCAACACAGATTTTATTAAATACCTGGCTGCTAACTTCTGTTTTAATTTGTGGCTTTGGCCAGGTTGGCTTTTCTAAATCTGTTAGTACAAAATAGCTTTTTTCTTTTGGCATAAATGTTTTAAACATCACTGTTATTTTATACAAAATTTAAGGACTAGTTTTTAGTGTTCAATGTCGGGTAAAAAAACCTTAAACCCTGTTGCAAACTCTCTTTGCACTCTATTCTAAAAACTAGCCGGGTTGGTTGGGTAAATTGTTAGTATTCCATTTGTGCTAATAGGTACGGCGGTAATTCAACATCGCGAGAATGACCTGGCCAGTTGCCTGTTTTACGGCCTTCATAAATCCAGCCTAGCCAACTTTTATATTCAGTACGGCCTAGTCTTATTAACTCTTCTGGCGCCGTGTAATAGGTTGCCTGGTGTGGTAATTCTTTTTGTATGAAGCACCAGGAAAATGTCGCGTGTTCATCGACTAAGCCAACAGTGCGGCATAGGTCTAAATAAAACGCCGCTTGTACATAGGCTTTGTAATTGGCTATAAACTTGCCAATCTTTACCGGTGAAGTGTTAACCGTAGTTTTAAGATCTAGCAACGCATTAGGTTTTAGCGCGTCTATACGGCCTTTACATAAAACGTTATTGCCCTGGTGGTCTAACAGTTCGGCAAATATACTTATTTCTGTTTCTAATTCTGGATGGGCTAAAAACTCGTTAAGCTCATCAACTTTGAACGCTGCTGTACCTAAACCATCAACGGTTAAAAAGTCTTCTTCTGTAATAACTCTTTGCCCATTGGCGGCGGCTCTATTTTTAAAGTTTTTATAACTGCTTAATGCCTTACTAAACCCTTTGGCTTTGCTGCCATCTTCTATAGCCTCGTTGTAAAGCTCTTCTTTTTTTAGGTCGTCTAAAATTACATATTCTTTTTTAAATTCGCCAGGTTCTAAAACATAACTATGTAAAGCTGTGCCTATTGCCATAGCCGCCGTTTCTGTTTGCTTAATGTCGCCGTTTGAATGGCTAAACCAGGTTAGTGGGCAGCCGTCGCGCTCTGGGTCTATATATTGAAAGCTCGAAGCATTAACGCCATTAGCTGCGTGATAGGTTGCAGCGTCTAGGCCTCTCTTAATGTGTACTGGATTTTCTGTTTTCATTTTACGCGAATACAAGGGTGTTCTGGGTCTTTGCCAAAGCGGCAAGTCGTTGGGTAAAAAGTAAAGGATTTACCAATCCAGCTTTTAGGCTCAAAGCCGCCAAGTTTTTGTAACTGAAAAAACACAGTTTTTGGCGCTACGTATTTTTTTGGTGTTTCCTTAAAGCTCAAGACTGTGCCGGTCATTTTCCGACCATCAGCGCCAATGTCTTTAGGGCCGCATGTTCTAAAACCAGTTATGGTTAGCTTCATTTCTTTGCCCATTAAATCAGGGGCGCGGAGATATTCAGACGGGTAGGCTTTTGCGAAAGTAAATTGTTCTGACATAGTTTTAGACATAATTTTTAAAATGGTATTTCGTCATTAGGGCCAAAGTTATGGCCTTGCTGTTGTTGTTGCGGTTGCTGCTGTGTTTGCTGTGACTGTGCAGCCGGTTGTTGTTGTTGTTCCTGGTCTTTTCGTTGACCATAAGGGTCATAAAAATTTAGCCACCCATTCCAGTCAGCAGACAAAGGCAAACTTTCCAACTTCATTGAAAAACTGCCATCATCACGCTGGAATAATGAACCAACTTTTTGATAACGTTTTTTTATTTCTCCGCCTTTGTTGTATTCACCAACAACGGCTATAGCATCTTTAATTTTTTCCATATTTTTAGTTATTGTTTTTTGGTAATAAATTTTGGTATTCCCTATAATTTGCTTCTTCTCGCCATTCGCATAACCACCCCAGGCACATAGACAACAGCACAAAAAAGAAACCGCCAAAAACACACGAGCCTAAAAAGCCGGCTAGTGTTAGGTCTTCCATTTTATGACAATCAAACGCGATAAAACTAATTATTGATAGGGTGGTTAACACCCCAAACAAAAAAAACATTTTCTTAGTTTTGTTATGACGTTTATGCCAGGTACCGCAACGCCTAACATAATAGGCTAGAGCTTTGCTTTTTGTGTTAGTTAAATTAATCATTTTTTTAATAGCTTTACACTTTGCATTTCTAAATGTTCTAAAACATCAGGTAACGAGAAACGTATAATTCTGTTTACGTTTATTAAAGAGGGGATAATACCGTTTTGGTGCCAGGTTAATATAGTGCGCTTAGACACCCCTAGCGCTTCCGCTACTTGTTGGGCGTTTAAAGGTTTTTCTGTAAGGTTTGTTTTCATTATTTTATTTGTGTTTTAAATTTACATGCCATTGACTCGGCTAAATTTTCCCAATCGCCTTGATCTAAAGAAAAGTAATTAAATATAAAATCGACACTTTCGGCATGCGTTGCCTGGCGTTTACGCAATTTAAAATATATTGGCCAGGCCCATAACCAATTACTAAGCCTGTGAGGTATATAATTATCTGCCGCATGCATTGCTTTTAAAATTTCTGTTTTGTTAGGCCGAAACATTTAATTTACGTTCTAGCCTTTTAGCTATTTTTAAAAGTTCGCCGCTAAGTTGGTTTAAATCGGCTAATTCTTTTTCTTCAACTTCAACCGGTTGCGGCTCTAACCTGGGCAATTGTGGAATGGTTACATTTTTACGGAGGTTAAAGTTTTGGGCTAAAGTATGTTTAACAATGCCACCGCCTATTAACCTGGAAGCTATACGGGCGCTAAATTCGTTAATTTCATTTAAATGTAAATTAGATGTAATTACGGTTGGTTTATTCCGCCTAGCGTTTAATAACATTAATAATTTTTCGCTAGCCCAATCTGTTGAGTTTTCCGCGCCAATGTCGTCAATGATTAACAAGCCAACGTTTTGCAGTTCTTTTATTTTTGTTGCTGGATGACTGCCGCGCATTTCATCCAAAAATCTAGCCCATTCAACAAAGTAAGCGTATTGGCAACGCTTGCCATTATAAAGGTGCCAGCGGTTCCAGTAAGGTATTAAATGCCTGGCTAAATGTGTTTTACCAATGCCACTAGGACCAGTTAAGGTTAACCATTTACTATTAGGTAAATTTTCCGCGTATTCTCTAACAGTGTTTAATAGCTTTTTTAATTCTGGGCAGTCGCATGTGGCAAATTCCCAATTCCATTGAGTTGATTTATAAGACATGATTACTTAAATCTAATTTCACATTTTCGTTAGCAGTCCCTAAATTAGTGTTTACGCGTTTAGGTAAATTTTTGTCGTCTTCATTTCGGTAGCTTTCTGGGTCGTCGCGCCAGCGCTCTTCTATAAAAAAGGTGCCGACATGTGGGACATATTTATTAGTTGCTGCGTTAGGTCTTGTTTCATTTATAACCTTAACTATTGCCCTAGTGCCTTGTTCTATTTCTTTAATGTCGGCGCCGTGTTCTAGGCTATGTTTTACAGCCTTTAAGGCCTCATTACTTTTGACCTGTTTGGGGTACAGCGCGACCAGGCTAGCGGCGTCTAATATTTCCTGGTCAACTTGCTGTTCTTGGTTTTGTTCTTCGGTATAACCCCCATTACCCGAATTACTGCCGCTTAAAACTGGCTCAAAAGAAAGCCAGCCAATATTAGAAAATGTTAAAATGTCTATTGCTTCGTTTAAATCGTTTTCACTAATGCGTAATTTATCGGCGATTATTTCAATGGTTAACGGTTCACCATTTGACCGGCAAAGCTGCCCATTAATTCTTAGGCTTTTATTTGAGTTGGTGCTATGCAGTTGAAGCAATAAAAGAAATATACCTAGGGCTTTTAAACCATTTTCTTTTTTGCGTAGGTATATAAGTCCAGTGCTTTCTGTACCTGTAGGACATTGGAACCACACCAAATTATCTCGTTTTCTTGAATGGCTACATTCAAACGTTTCGTTCCAATTTTTAATAGTTAATGCTTTTTTATCTGACATAAATAAAAGGTGGTTAACACCCCTGATAAATAAAGAGTTATATTTATTTTAACAGACTATTCTCTGGCTGTTAATGCCTCTTCTAATAATAGTGCCGTAAATACGCCTAGCGCCCTTTTATCCTTTTTGGCAGCCTCTTTTAATTGGGCGTGTAGCTTTTCACAAATGGCTACAGTACAAACTTTTTTTAACCCCTCTTTTGTTTTCTCCACAGTCATAATAAAATTAAACGTTTAAAATATATTAAAAGTATGGGGGTGTTTAACACCTAACATAAACGCAACTTTGTCGCAATACTTTTTTTACTAAAATGTTAGTTTTTTTTGTTATGTTAAGATAACAAATACACAACTCATTGATTATTAATTATTAACAAAAAAGTAAAAATACCTTAATTTTAAATTAATGAAATATTAAGAAATATAAAAAAAACTCTTTTATTATATTACAATTTAGCTATGTGTTAAAAAAATAAACGTAACGTTTATAAATACATAAATAAAAAACCATTTAATAATGCTTTTCTCTGTTGGCTTTATTAAAAAAAAAACTACACAAATGCCAAACCAACGAGACCCAAATAAAAAAATGTTAGCCATCTGGGCCGACAAACCACTACAAAAAAAATTAGAAAATTTTGTAAAAACTAGCGGCGCTAATAGTCAATCTGAAGCTATTCAAATCCTTTTAAAAGAAGCTCTTGACGCTAGAAAAAATTAAATAGCTTTTAGCTGTTTAGCTTTAACGCCTTTTGGGTAAATAGACCAATAGGCTAAAGCCTCTTTTGTTGTCCTGGCGTTATGGTAATGGTCAAAATAAGTCGACATGTGAGCATGTCCCATATTTAAACCAAGCGCGTTTATGTCACCATAATGGGCTAAATGAAAAGAGCCATAAGAGTGCCTTAATATATCAACTTTACCTTTTAACCCAACAGCGCTCATTACTTGCGATTTTTTAGTATGCCAGGCGCCTGGAACAATACGGCCATAACGTAATTTTTCGGGTACTGTATTAATAAAAGCTAATAAATTGTCTTCAATATAAACATTACGCAGCGTTCTAGTTTTACTTTTTGCGGCTGGTATTCTTATGTTGCGATTTTCTAAACAAACATCTTCCCAAGTTAACCGGCCTAATTCGCCTTGTTCACTTGGTCTAATTCCAGCAAATGCTGCAAATGCAAAAGCAATAACACAATCTGAGCAATCACGCGCATTATGGTATTGGCCGCGATAGTCAACACAAGCGGCAAAAATGTTATTAATATCTTCAACTGTGCAAACCTCTACAATTTTAGGCGCTGTTTTTCTTTTGCGTGTTTTCTCTACTGGGTTTTTAGAATTGTACCCATCGCGTTCAGCTTCATTAAATACGGCTCTTAAAAGGGCGCGGTGCTTATTGTACACTGCTGGGCTAGAAGTTAATTTATCTAATACCTTTGAACATTCTTGTAGTGTAATATCACAAACCTTTTTATCTAATAAGCTAGAAGGTAGTAATTTATGCGTATGCTTGTATTCCCTAATTGTTCCGGCTGATTTATTTTCTTTAATACGTAAATCAATAGTGTTTATAAAAGCCTCATTTAAACTAATGCTTTTTTCTTGTGTTTTTTTGTGCTGCAACCATTCATTAACAACCTGGGTTAATGTCACATCAAAATTATCAAGCAGCTTATAACAATTATTAGCTTCTGATGCTCTTTCTGCTGCAATGGGTACAACATTAGTACCATTCAAATTAATGTCGGCTGCTCGCCTGTTAGCCTCTACTTGTGCCAAGGCTTTTGTAGGAAATTCAAGCCGTTGCCTTTTGCCAGTCTCACTATATTTTGAAGGTATGTTAATACGCCATTTACCAGTTACAGAATTACGCGAAGGTTTAAATTTTGTTTTTCGACTCATGTAACTAAATTGCCCCTATTTGCCTTTAAAATCAAGCACGTATTTGCCTCCAAATGCCTTTAAATGTTTAGAATATACATAATATACGCATTTATGGCACAAAATGACCCTTGATGCTCAAGACGTTATAAATACATAAAGATCTGAAAATCCTTGTGTCGGCGGTTCAATTCCGTCCCGAGCCACTTCTTTAACCCTATAAAAATCAGGATGTTACACAACAATAAGCACTAAAATATTAACAGCTTAATTTATTTTATTGCCCTTATATTGCCCTTAAAAATATATTTTTATTTGTATAGCTGACACACGTTTTAATTAGTTAGCTGTTTAAAATGCCAGTCATCTGCCACCAATCTGCCACCACGTGTGCCAGTCAAATGCCACGAGTTGCCAGGACATACATACATACATACATAACAATACAGACAGACAGACACACTGTGAGAAAAAGAATTACCTTATGTTGTACAAGACAAAGTAATAAATTTAACCTTTATTAAATTTTAATTAGTGTTATAATTTTGTCGGGTTGGTTGGGTCATTGAACAAATGCACTCAACGGTAAACATACAAAGCGCGTTACCATTATTTTTTAAACGCTGCCAAGAAGCTGGGGTAAATAATCCTGAGAAGTTTTTAATTTCTAAAATACCAACAACCTATTCATATTTACGCGGATCATTTCCTTATGGCACTTTGCCCACTGACGTAGATGGTGAGGTAGAACTAAACGGCCATTACCTAAGGCTAGAGTTTAAAGAAGAAGGCATAATAAGAAACAATGCTTGGCATTCAGCCCAAAAGATTGCATTTCTTAAATTGGTAGAAAAGAAAGGGTTTACTTTATTTCTTGTTGGTCATGACAACCAAGGGGGGGTCAAGGTGTTGAGATGGATAAAACCAGCTAAATATAACACTTATGAAACTGGTTTAATTGACCCGTGCAACGAGCAACGACTAGCCCAGGCGTGTAAAAATTGGGCTGACAATATTAATAACATCTGTAACTAATTGATTACAAGCTATATACATAGGTTCTTCTGGAGGTGGTCCACTGGCACTTTCCCCGTCG